CAAATCCACGTAGTCCCCATAGAAACGTTGAATGAGGGTCTGTAGTTGCCATTTTTATCATGCCTCTAGCTATCGTAGAGCATAATTCATATTGCTCTGTAGTCATCTTAGACTTACTATCCATAATAATACCACATGTAAATCCTTTTTGCCATGGGCTAACTATTACTTTAACAGAGTTAATTAAATTTAAATTATTTTTTTTCTTTGTCATACCAATATTTATCTACATTTTCTTTATTATAATCAATAACTTTATGTTCATAACCTCTTTTCATACTTTTTTTACCAAAGTATTCAGCTTTTTTTAGGTCATCAAATATTTCATTAGTAAATATTTTATATTCTGTGTCCTTCTTTTTTTTATAAATAACAAAATAAAGCATATCTCTATACGGGTTTAGAGTGTCGATGGCAAATAGACCCCTCAAACTACTCACCACCGAACTCTACGGCCTCCTCCTTTGGATTAGTTACAGAAGTGTACCAAATCCATTTAGGATTCTTACCCTTAGATTGCTGTTGTTGTAGCAACTGCAATTTATCTCTTCCCCAACAAGGAAGTTTGTATGGGCAGTATGAACACACAAAGCCCAGAACTCTGTTACCAGTAGGTTTACCTCTAAAAGTTTCTGCAACATCGTCATAACATCTTTTAAAAGGTTTACCTTCTTTAATCGCTTTTATATTTTTCTTAGCAGAATCTAATGCATTATTTTTATATTGCTCATGTACAGTTGGAGTCTCACAAACTGTCCATTCTCCCGTAGATTTATTAATAGCTATCCAACCACCAAAGTTTTTTTTCTGACTTTCCCCATATAAAAACCCTTGTGACGCATAACCAAAGGAATCCTCCTTGATAACCTCCAGAAATCCACCTGCATCTCCAAACTTTTTTTCAAAGGAATAAGGTGACGCACTCTTAATATCCCATATTTTCTCATCGATCTCAACATCTTGTCTACCCTCAATTGAGTCTCCATTAAACTTGTATGTAACTTTTTTCTGCTCATTTTTAATATTTACTCCTGCCGATTTCATAACAAATATAGCTAGTGCTTCAATCAAATCACCAAAAGTATTTCTCATTTTATTATTGTAAGGTTGTCCCTCACCTTTAATACCTTTAGCCTCCATTTGCAACTGGCATAATGGTCTACCTACATTTGACATTCTTAGTTCAAATTTATCATTTCTCTTTTCTGCAAACTGTTTTAGTAAGGCGTTTTTACACGCCTCACCAAATTCCTGTACAAGTTTATCATCAACCTTTACAGGATTTTTAGATACAGTATCTAAGTATTGTTGTACTTTTAATAATATATTATTCATTAAGAAGCTAGTACTTTCTCTGGTGAATCTTCTATTTCTTCAACAATCTCAGCGTCTATCTTATCAGAACCATTAGATTTTTTTGCTCTAACAGAGTTATATGCATCTATAACTTCAGCATTCTCTGTATCTATTGACTCCTGGAACACCTTTAATGTCTCCATATCTGTTTCAGATAATTGTAAATTAGCATCTGCATTTACTCCTATCTCTGGGACATAAAAAACATTACCACCTTTTTTCTGTCTTTTAGTATCTAAAGAAAAAGCACAATTAAACATAAGTTTCTTTCTTTTTTTCAGAAGATCTAAAGCAGAAGTAACAGGTGTAAAAGCTGTACCAGTTACTCTGTACAGAACTGGCAAGTTTTCTACACTATGCGGCTCACCTTGTGCAGTTTTACCATCTTTAATAGATAATAAACCATACACTAACTTATAACATCGTATAGTTCTTTGCTGTTCTAGTACCTCTGGAGTAAGATTTGACCTTTCTTTAAAAGGTATCTTACCACATTTAGTACCACCTAATATGTCTATAGCTTCCTCTTTCCAACTTTTAAAGATTATAGACCTATTTACATACTCACTCTTATCTGCATCATAATGCATATATTGCATTGCACTTATGAATGGTCTTAATGAGACAGGTTTACCAAATACATTTTGACCCACACTAGCGTCAAAGGTATAGAAATGACCTACAGGTAATTGATTACCATCATCATCCTCTGGTGTACGATTGATTGCTAATCTAGGTATATTAGTTCCTGTATTAGATCCATCGTCTTGTCCTATGGCTTGCATTATTTGCTCATTGGACATTTTATTTATATTTGTTAAGTTATTGTCAGACATTTGTCCTCCTTATTATTGATTAGCTTATACCATATTTTTTGTAAAATTACAATGTTCATTTTGTCACAGTTATTTTACAAAAGGATCTATAAAAAATCCTATCAATATATACACCATTATAATTCCTACTATAGTCTCTAACATATTCTAGTTTCTCCATCTATTATTTTTACTTCTAATCCATCGGCATTTGCAAAGTAATCCCACTCTGATAAAAACTCATGATCTTTGTTAATATACAGTGTAGTTGGCTCTATCATACACTGATCTTTTAAATGTGTATATTCTAGAAAAGCAGAGTATTCATCATCAGAATATTCATCAATTGTATCGAGTGCTTCTATTTCTTTAGTCATTATACCTCCCTTCACGTAGTTCTCTTTTAATCATATCTACTTCATCTAATTTATGTTTATTGATAAACTCTCCTTGTTCTTCCCAAAAAGTATCAAGACCTAGTTTATCTAGGGCTTTACTATAGGACATACCAAGAGTAAGTCCATGTGGTGTATCATATTTTTTTAAAAATATATCAGATACATCTTTTTCATTATCTTTATAGGCAGCGTAACCAGCAGATAAAACAACTACTAGTGCCTTCTTTTCGTGCTTACTTAATTTAGCCATTGTTGACCTCCTTCATATTTAACCAATCATATCCTATTTTAAGTTCTGTGTCAAGTGGAACATTAAAATCAATATTGTAATACTGTTTTAGTGCAGGTATTACGTCTGCTGTGCCCTGTTTAAATATTTTACTCATCACATCTTCTTCACCAGGATAAACATCAGCTACAATAGAATCATGAACTGTGTTTACAAGTAAACTCTTTACCTTTTTTTCTTTCATTAGTTTGTATATATTTATACAAGCTAAAGGTACAATATCTGCTGTTGCAAAACCTTGTACAGGATAATTTTTTATTTGTGTTCCATACGTAGATCCACCCCAAGGTGTTCTCTCTGCATACGGAAAAGCATACTCTCTACCAGTTGGTAATTTAATTTGTTTAAATCTTATTGCCTCACTTTGTAGTTTCTCATGCCAAGTTTTTATATCTTTATACTTTTCTAAAAATTTAGTGTAGTATCTTTTCTCATCTTCTGTACCAGTAATACCACCATACAAAGGTTTAAATGTATGTGCCTTTGCAT